GATGGCAAGGCAAAGACGGCAATGACCCGCAGCCTGCTTACTGTCGCTAAGGCGGCCGAAGGAATCACCGGCAGCGGCAGTAAGCAGGCTGCGGGTTATTGCCGTCTTTGCCTTGCCATCTTTCATACCGGCAACAACCTTGCGCATGTGCTTGATCTCGGCCAGCACCTTACGGCTATCCGCGGTAGCTGTAACAGCCTCGTTATCCGCTGTTGGGTCCTCGTCTTCGGTGCCCTCGTTGTCAATGGTGGGAGCCTCGTCTGCTGTCGGGTCTTCATCTTCCGTAGGATCCTCGTCAATACCCTCCACCGGGACAGTATGCTCCGCTTCGCCGGTCTCATCACCAAGGACTTGCGCCAACTCCGCCTCCAATGCAGCCTGCGGGTCGTTATCTCCGCTGCCAGATTGAATCGAATCCACCTTCGTAGACAATTCGTCAACTTTGGTGGTCAGGGATTTCACAGCTTCAAGCACGGGGCCAAGCGCGCCCTCATCAAACTGAGTGCCCTCCTGATCAGATTTTGGGGGATCATTATCACTGGATTGTGAGGACTCATTGTCTGCCCGAAGCTCGTTTTCAGCCATTTCTACAATCAGCTCCGCCGCGGTATCCGGATCTGCGTCTTTAGTCATGCCAAGGAAGCTTGCAACTCTGTCTTTTAGGCTCTTAGATTTTGCCATTCTGGGATTCCTCCTTATACTGATGGTTTTTGGGGTTGTTGCTGGTTTTTTATCTTTAATGCTGACGTCGGGGCCGGCCCGACCAGCATCAACGATTGCCACATGGTTGCCGCGAATAGTCTTTTGGTATAAATGGTCGCCTATGATTTCTGTGACGCAATCATAACCGCAGGACACCTCCCGCTTGCCGTCCATAATCTCATCGACCAGAATTTGGTCATATATAATTAAATCCGCCAACAGGAGGTTGCTTTCAGCTCCCTCACCGCGGCGGACATTGGTGGTGGTACCCTTGATGTGCAGGGTCACATTTTCACTTGTCACATCCTCGCTTGGATGATCGTCACAAACCGGCTTGCCCTCGAAGCTGGCAATCGCCTTTGGGTCAAAAACTTCTTCCTCAGTCCGGTATACCCTGTACAGCTTCTCCGGATCGAGTTCGGAGTCAAGCTCACTGCCGTAATACTCCTGAAACCCTGTCCGGGCTATCGGAACATTTCGGCAAATCAAATAGCCCTCTTTTGGCATTCGGCTGATGTTGAGAGATATTTTACTGGCATAATACGCGCGCATTAATTTATCACCTCTTTAAAAGAATTGATCTTTTATCTATCTTTTGGTATGATTAATTTGTTAATGACTGCACAGAAAGGATTACATAATGGCTACTCTAAATTTACACGGTGGGAACATAATTATTTATAGATTGAATGGAACAGAGAACCTAGATTTGAGTAATGTAATTGATAAGAGCATTGGTGTTGATGATGAACTAGTAAATAGCTTTACAATAGAACGCACACATATTAATCCTGACACAAAAATAATATTCTCACTGAAAGATATCTCTTGTTTGGGAGAAAATGAGGCTATTGATGCATGTGAGAGATTAATCAAAAAACTGTATTATCAATTTTTTAAAGTGTCCGGATCTGCCCTTAACTACTGGGGTCACAGTCATCAACCAACAGGAGGGGTTATAAATAAAACATTTTTATCCATCCCTGTTATCGTGGATGGATTTCCAGATAGAGATAAAATATATACTATACAGCATGAAGATTTAATTGATCTTGATAAAATTAGACTTCCCGACTCCAAAATGAATGCTAAATATCAACTAATGGAGATTCTTGCTATAGGAGAACATACTCATAGGTTTTGTTCGTTATACGAATTTCTAAAAGGTTATATGGGCTGCTCATCGCAAGACAAATTCTCTCATGAAATGCGCCTGTACAGCGATGAGTACAATATTAAGCTAGATTGTCCATCAAATACTGATATGCCTAGAGATGAATTCTCGTATCTTAGAAATCTCTTATCACATAACGAAAGGGAATCCCTCAATAAAAACAAAGAAATAATAGGCAGTTTACTTGAACCATTGACAGATAAAATTATTAAGTTGATTATAAATATAATATAGTCGCCTACATATTCATGCTGCAAATCTCTCTTCCCCTAATAGGTTTGCAAACTCCGCGCGGGTCATAACAATAATCCTGCCGTTGCGGTGAACCTTGGCCGGGAAAGAGACAAATGCCAGGTCAACCACCGGCTCAGGGTAACAGCGACAATTGAAAGTCCCGCCTGCGTGGTAATTACCATAAGGCTTTGCTTCCGGATGAGGAAAGAGCTTTTCAGGGCTGGGCGCATCGTTCCATGCCACAAGAACACCTTCCATATCATCATGTGAGCTACGCACACGGCTATCCCTTGATGTCCTCCAGACATACCAGTCAATACCAAGATTGGCGCAGCGGGCTTGCGTTAAGGCCAACTGTGTTTTGCTTACCTCCGTGCGTGCGATCAACTGCGCTCTTGATTCCAGCATACTAGGGTATTTTTCAAGGATATCGACCGCAACATCTGAAGCACGCCGCCCTTTCAGACTTTCCGCCTGCACCTTATCAGTAATCCAGTCTGCAATATCAGTAGGCACACTACGGATGTAATCGGCATTCGCTCGAACCGCCTCAAAGAATCCCGGGATATCCTGCAAAGACGCAAAGATACTGGCATAGATGTCATTGCCCCGGCCTGCCATGCGTGCTGCTTCCCGCCACGACTTTGCTGTGGCCGCGTTTACCTTTGCGGTCATAGTCAGCGCCATGCTCATAGCGGTTTGATGGAACTGTGGCTGGTTTGAGATAATTTTCAGCTTGCGGCCGATGGTGGCCGGGTCAGTCTCTTTCCCAATCGCAACCACTATCTGCTGAAAGAGAGCTTTCATATTTCGCTCAAGCTCTTTTTCTACCCGACTTTGATACTGCCATTTCATGCGGCTTGTGCCTCCTCCTGTGGTGGCGGCATAGTAATCTCGAGAATCTTACTGAGAAGCCCAGGTGGTAGGTCTTCACCAAACGCAGGATTTCCGTTATCAGCCTGACTGATTATCTCATCTGATATGCTGGCCCACATGCCCGTCATTTCCTCGCTGTTGCGCAACTCAGTGAGGGCGGTTTTCTTGGAGATGATACCGGCATTGACTAGGGCAACAATCGCGTTTGCTACTTGAGTAGCGATATTTTTCTTTTCTTCCTCAGTGGGCCGACGGCAATTCACGAAACTGTACTCCAAGTCCTCCGGGATAGCTCCAAATGCGCTCATACACATTACCGGAAGCAAACGGTCAAAGACCGGACGCAGTTCACTTTCCTGCATTTCCTCAATACTGTCATAGTAGTTTTGGAGATCGCTTTCACCGGTGGCGTTTAAACCCGCTGGGGAACGGCCAAACAGCTTCGTTACTGGAATCCCCGCCGCGCCGGACAGGTCGAGCATAAAGGTTTCCAGAACCTTGTCCAACCCGGAAAACGAGATCTGATGCGTCTGAAATGTATCATCCTTGCCGATGATCTGTAACCCCTGGTTAGACATCATCCAGTTCATGCCAAGTAATGTATTGTAGAGCTCTTCAAGGGCCTCTTCATCCATAACGCCAATCTGGTCGATGTCTTTCATGGCATAGATGCGTACACACGCTTTAAAAACAAGCATAGCCACATTAAACGAAGTGTTGTCGTATTTCTTTAGCTCCTGCATAATTGGCTCTACAATAGACGCGCCCCAGTAGTTTTCCGTGATCTCGTCCACTGGCGGCAGCTTCGTGCCAATAAAGCGTAGAACACGGCTGTGATGCACACGCAGGCCAATACCCAACGCTTCATCGGAAATCGTATAGAATTCCGGCAGCCCGAAATCCGGATCCGACACATCACCCACAAGGCTAATGCCATCCGGGTTGATTCCGCTCCAGCGGTCGAATACGAGCAAGCCCTTGAAGCTGTCCGGCATAATAAGGTCAAAGTCCAACGGTTGATCCAGTATGTCCTCGTGACCCTCGATCATCATAACAGCCGCCGCACCTCCGTAGAGACGTCCCCATTTGAGCGCATCCAAAGTTTTAGCCCTGATGCCCGTTGTGCGTTCCAACCGGGACAACTTTTTCAACGCGTCGGGGCTAATCTGCGAATCGATCTTATACCAGTTTTTAAGCATATCCTGTGGTACAGTTTCGATCACCCGCTTAACAATCCAGTTTTGCCGAAATAACGTGTTAAGTGTGATGAAATCTCTGGTTATGAACTCCCGGACATACTCAGTAGAATCCAGCATGTTTGGGGTGCCAAAGCCAAGCCGTGCCGCCGGATTGCTAAAGCTATCAACGGTTCGTTTTCTAGTGGCCGGAGTGTTTTTTGAGGCCGTTGAATCCCGAACAGGATTTCGCTTTCTTCTTTTCTTACTCACTTCACAGTAAACCTCCTGTCCTTTAGGACTGTGTTTATGAAATAACGCAGCGCGTCCATTGCATGATCCTGCTGTTTCACAGGCTTCTCCACGCCGGATTCAGCGGCCTTGGTGTCCCATGTATAGCTATAGAATTCCTTGATTGTATTTGTGCAGCTTTCGTTGACATACAAATTGTCGAGCGCCAACATGGAGCTGACCTTTCTGATCCCATCCAAAACATCATTGTCCGCCTCTGTGACGCGGTAATGCCTTCTCCTTAATACCAGCCTGAAATTGGCCGCTGACGGGTCTATAACTACCTTCAGCGGCCTATGCCCCCACTCTTCAATGAACTTGTCAAAATCATCCGCATAATCGGTATCTGATTTTTGCTTTCCCTCTTTTATGCTGTCATAGTAATATTCCTTCTCAACCAATACCCTTTTCCCATCATCGGCAATAGCAAGGAAAACCGTGGGGTTCGTGGTACCGTAGTCAACAGCGACATATCGCCGGCACGCCTCCGGCGCCATTCCTTTCGTATGTATGTCTTTATCAAACATGTCATAGATTAGGCCGCTGGCTACATACCAGAGCCCGGAGATAAAGCGCTGATAAAATACACCTCTATACATGGAACGGTACCGCTGCTTGATTTCATACGACAGGCTTAGGTTATCATCCATTGTGAAATGAAGGTAAA